TCATCAGGAGTAGCAGATGAAATAGCCACAATGGGAACAGCACTAGACAAAGCAAGCAACTTTAGTTCCCGTGATAGGTTCTTCATCTTAACAACCTCGCTGTCGCCCTTGGCGTTAGAAGTCATTAGGTTTAGGTAGTCTAGGAATACAATGTCTGGTGCGTATTGGTCGATCTTTCCCCTTACTACTGCTGGGTTGATCTCTCCGATACCCTCGTTGGAAATGATGTGAATGGGTGGCTTGCCCTCAAAGGTTTTCTCCATCCACTTCTTCATCATGTCTAGTTCTACTTGCCCTGATGATAGTTTGCGATGACTCCAAATACCGTCGCCTAGAATGGCGAACACACGATTACGAACCTCTTGCTCAGTCATCTCAAGAGAGATAATCATTGGTGAGCGTCCAGACTTCCATGCCTGTACCGCCATGTAAACAACAAACCAAGACTTACCAATAGCAGGGTAGGCAAGAATAACGCCTAGTTGTCCTGGTGTGATGCCTGCGGGAAGGTAGTCGTCAAAGCCTGGTAGCCCTGTGCGAATGCCGTGGGAACCCGACTCGTGCAAATCTTTTACCTGTTGGAAGTAAGCAAGAGCGTCATCCACATCAGACACATTAAGATCTTTTACATCGCTAGTGATGCGTTTGAGTTCTGCCGCATCTACTAGTAGTTGATCTAGTGCTTCTACTGTGTCTCCTTCTTGGACTGCCGTTGCCGCAGAGCGAAGGGTATTGCGAAGGTTGTCTTGCAGATACTCTGCACGCAACTCATCAAGGTGGTGCTTGGTTGCACCTACATCTGCCTGTGGCTCAAAGTCTAGAAACTTTTCCTTGACTAAACGAACGGATGGGACTGACTGGTTTTGTTCGTAATAACTTTTGATAAAATCCCAGATGTCTCCATGTGTTCTAAATAACTTTGCTGCATCTCCCTGTAGTAGGACATGCACTTGGGCATCTTTTAAGACTGCCGTCAAAACCTTGTCTTCTAATCCTGTAGCCACTCTTTAGCCTTCCTCCTATTTTCTGCACGAATCTCTTTGTCTTCTTCTTCCATCCTCTTGCGATCAAGGAGAACGTCTGCCTTCCTTTTGAAGGTTTCCCACTTGGGGGTATCCTCTGCAATCGCAATGTAATACTCTATTAGATCAAGAACAACAGGCATGGTGTAAGAGTCAACTAAATCTCTAGCAGCCCATTGCTCAATGTTCCTATTCATTTGTGGGTAGAAGCCATGTTTATTATACACGCTTTCTCGCCAAACGTCAAGGACTTTATACTTTGGTTGCTTGGTTGCCATTAACCAAGTTCCTCTTTTGCTTCCTGCAACTTAGCAACGAGTTCCTGCTCAACGAATGCATACACACGATCCGATGCATCCTTGGTGGTCTCGCCTTCACGAACGTAATCTTCTACTGCTGCATCTAGGCGTAGTGACTGGAAGTTTCCAGTATTAAGTGTGTAACCTAGTGTCCAAGTAACCTTGGTAGTTTCCATTTGATCTCCTTAGTTTGATCACTTGCTCTTATTATACACGCTACCCCGACATTTGTCAAGGGTTAATCCCAAACATTCTCAGTAAATACTGGAATGAAGTTTCCGTTAGCATCTTTCTGATATAACAAAGCACTATCTCCTAGTGAGATAGCGAGTTCTGCCGCTGTTGGAGTTTGGTTATTTGTAATAAGTCCATCTTTTCTGGGGCGACCCATATGTATACCCGCTAATATATCACGCATGTCTCTGATGTCGTCCTCAGAATAGTATGCCTTCTTCCCAAACACGGGCTTACCGCCCTCAACAGCACCCACAGGAGGGGGCAAAATGCCTCTGTGAACGAGCCTAGCGACCGATTTCCTATGCAGGTTCAGTAGGGCAGCCGCTTCTTTAACTAGGTAGGAACGCCGTCTTTTCTTCTTCCACTCAGCCATAGGTAAAATAAATCTTTGTCTTGTGTTAATGTTAAATAAAGTTATCATTCCTGCTGCTCGTGAGATATGAACCTTTCTCACTAACTCTCCATTGAGAAACCACAGTGTCTTTGTTCTCTTGGCTTTATAGATTAATACATCTTCAGACATTAGTTGGGAATACCAATCGCTATAATGTTTACAGATAAACTAATAGTTCCTGTTGTATTGTAGCGAACTGTGTAGTCTACCCTGCTAGTTGTGACCTCCTTCAGCGAAACAGTCACATTGCTACCAGCGTCGTTCTTGCCTACGTTTACAGGAGACACAGTAACTACTGGAATATACTTAAAGTCAGAAGAGAAGGTGAATGATAGGTCTTTGGTGTTGCCTGCGATAACGTTCTCACCACTTACTACTTGCTGTGTGGTTGCTACAAAACGAGCATCCCCTGTCTTAACATTTTGATTTCCCATTCCAGCAGAGAAAATTGTAGAATAATTATTGGTGTCTGAATTAACAGCAACGGCAACATCGTTGATTGCCTGTGCTAACGAATAGATGTAGGAAACATCTAGTGGTTGACCTCGTTCTGGTAACGGTACTCTAGCCATAGTAACTCCTATTATACCACATCGGATGCCCCGTCTGCAACTTGAGGCACGGGAACTTCATAATAAATCCAATGAGATGTTCTGTTCTCATCAAGGGAAACTACCCGCATTCTTACAAAATAAGTATCTGTATCTTTCGGCAACTCATCTTGAGAAATAACAATCTTAGCCATTAGATATCAAGCCCAAACCTAAACTCAGCATAAGCATTTGTATTTGCTTTCTTGATGAGGGCATCTTGTGATACAACTGTGTATCCAGACATTACATAAAGAGGGTTGGTGGTGATCTCACTATCAAAACGAATAGCATCAATTCCCACATACCAGTTTTCATCAAATGCATCAAACTCAATCTCTACATAGCGCAAGTTTGTTGGGATAGGAGATTGACTAGAAACTAAAATGTCTTTAATTGGTGTGCTTACTACATTGTATCGTGATGGTTGTGGTGTGTTTGCTGCATCCATTGTGTGCCGCCAAATTGCAACGCCATTGGGAACCTCAACATTTGGATCTGTAAAATCAATGTTGCTATCAATGTTGGGATCAGACTTAAAGGTCATGGTAAAAGATAGTTCTGTAGGCAAAGGAGTGAGATTAGCGGGATCTTTTGGATACAAAGCAAAAGCAAACTTTAATTTGTCTAGCGGAGAACCTGTAAGGCTAAGGCTTCTGCCGTCAATAAATATTTTCTTGCCGTTTGTCTCTGCATCTCCCCTTACCATAATAGTTTTGTTAAGGAATCGTGCCCCGTCTTTTGGATCTCTTCCACCGGAAAGAAGGGTAAGGTTGTCGGCATCAACAGCAAAGATCTCGTCATCAATTCCAATCGCCCCTTCCTCATTTATTGGATCTAGCACTCCTGAAATTGGATCGGAGTAAAAGACAATCTCTTCTGTTGTGTTTCCACTTGAGATTCTCCAGTTCTCGTCATTAGTAAAAGCAAATAGCACACGACTATCAGATGTCTTAGTTGAGTCTTTGCCGTCACTCCATACTGCAACCTCAGTAATAATGTATTGATCTTCTAGTGGTATTTCACCAGCAAAAGAAATCTTATTGTATCCAGGATCAGTAGGATCGTTTGCATCTTTTTCTACCAAAACAGAACGAGAGGAAATTGGAACCCGCAACATCTCAAAATCCATAGATGTTTTTGTAGGGTCAGGAGTTGCTCCTGGCTCTGCCCCACATCCAAATGAGATATAGGAGGCATAGGATGGAACATATCCCAAAAGATACTTAGAAATTAGGTCTCTGCCTTTGTTAGTAATCATTTCTCCTCTTTCCAATTATACCATATTCGGGCACCACTATCCCCAAGTTCAAACTCGTCTGCGTTCTTTGATACCTGAATCTGTACATATTCGTCAGAATTGATATTCTCTACATTAACCACAAGGTTATTGCTTTCATCCATAACAAATGTATCAGCAATAGAACCAACCTTTTGTTTGATGTCGATAGCATATTTGCTGAACAAGGTTTGTAGTTCTGTGCTCATCAAGATATTAAGTGGGTTAAAGTTTACTCTAATATCTTTTATATTATCTACATGTGATATTGCTACTTCTTCTCCACCGATAGTGTCGTGTCTGGCTACCGACAAAATTTCTGTGCCTCCGACATCTTGGAAATATAGTTTTTCCAACTTCTCTGCTGGCGTTTGATTATAAGACATGTTGACTACATCTATGTCTGCTACCTTTACCTGTGACGTTTTGTATTGCCCAGGTGGAGGTGGTGGAGGTGGTGGGGGTGG